CAAGGCCCGCGCGGAAGCCAGCACGATCAACACCCTCAACAATATTGAGCGGCTGGTCGATAGCGGGAACATCGCCACCGGGCCAACGCAGCCCTTTCAGGTGTTCGGCCTGCAACTCGCGCAGGGGCTTGGCGTCGGCGGCAAGGACTCGGCTGAAAAGCTCGCCAACACGCGCCAAGTCATGCAGCAGGCGGCCTCGCTGGCACTTGTTGGTGCCGCTCAGATGCAAGGGCAAGGCGCGCTAAGCAATGAAGAGCGCAAGTTGCTGGCTAAGGCATCGGCAGGTGACATTGACACCATGACGCCGCCCGAAATCAAGGCCTTGACCGGCGCGCTTCGCAGGGTCAATCAATCAACCTTGGCCGGGCATAAGGCGCTGCTCTCAAACGTGGGACCTCAGTTCAAGAGTTTCACGCCGTTCTATGAAGTGCAAGACCCGGCGCCCTACTCGGGCGGCTGGTCGATCACCCCGCTGGGGAGCAAGTAATGCCGAGATACCAAATCACCGCGCCAGACGGCAAGGCGTGGGAGGTGAACGCGCCCGAAGGCGCTACGCAAGATCAGGTCTTGGAGTACGCCAAGAGCCAATGGAGCAAATCACAGCCCGAGGCGGCACAGCCGCAGCCCAGGAAGCCGCTGGTCGACGACCCCGGGTTTTTTAACTCGTTGCTTATTGGCACTGGGCGCACGTTTGACCGCGTGGGCAAGGGCATGGAGCAGCTTTACTACGCTGGCCGCTCTGCACTGTCCGGGCCTGATACCACCTCGCTGGTGACGGGCGGCAAAAACCAGTGGGACCTAAAGCTGGATCAGCTTAAACAAGAGGCCGCCATTGATGACGGGGTTTACAAGCCCCTCCAAGAGGCTCGCCCCTGGGCCACCGGAATCGGGGAGGCCCTGCCATCGCTGGTTATCCCTGGCGGCGGCGGGACTACGCTGGGCGCCAACATGCTGCGCATGGCCGTGGCTGGCGCGGCCCCCGGTGCACTTGAGTACGGCAGCACAAAAGAACGGCTTGGCCGGGCCGCAGTTGGCGCTACGGCCGGCGCGTCGGTCCCTCTTGCTGGCGCGGCCCTGAAGACCGGCAAGGCATTTATTGAGCCTCTGTACGAAAAGGGGCGGGATGCTATCGCTGGGCGCGTGCTCAATCGAGTGGCAGGCGATGAGGCGCCCATGGTTGCGCAGCGAATGGCGCAGGCCGCCGAGCTAGTCCCGGGGTCCGCCCCAACCGCCGCACAGGTTGCAGAAAACGGCGGGATTGCGGCGCTTGAGCGCGCCGCAGCGCAGGCCAACCCCTCGGCCTATGCAGAGAGGGCAATGCAGCAATCCTCCGCGCGGCTCGACGCCCTTCGAGGGATTGCAGGGGATGATGCCGCCATGAAGGCCGCAGAGGCTGCACGGCAAGCCGCGAAGGAAGGCTTCTACAAGGCGGCCGATTCTGGCGTGGCGCCTATTGATAGCGGCTTCACAAGCCTACTGCAGCGCCCACAGTTCGCCCAAGCGGTGCAAAAGGCCCAGGAGCTTGCAAGGAACAGCGGGCTTGATGACATTTTCTTCAGGGGGCCAAACGGCCAACCCGTCGCGCTTCTCGGGCAGGGCGGGCACTACATCAAGAAAGCTCTTGATGAGGCCGGCGAGTACGGGTCATCGTCTTACACCGGCAAGACTTCCGCCAAGGCAGCCAGCAGCACAAACGACCTCTTCCAGGCCTGGCTAGATCAGAAAATCCCCGAATACGCACTAGGCAAGGAGGCGTTCGCCGCAGGGTCCAAGCCCATCAACCAAATGCAGCTCGGCCAGGCCCTTTTGGAAAAGGCGCGTCCCGCGCTTGCAGACTACGGGGCATTGGGGCGCGAGACCGGCGCGACGTTCGCAAACGCAATGCGCAACGGTGATGCGCTGGCGGCCAAGGCAACAGGCTTTGGCGGCGCGACGATGCGCAATGTGCTGACGCCAGAGCAAATGGCGACGGTTGAGGGCATTGCAAAAGACCTCGCCCGCAAAGCAAATGCCCAAGATCTCGGGCGTGGCGTCGGTTCAGATACCTTCCAGAAACTGGCAATGAGCAACATTGCCGAGCAATCTGGCATGCCCAGGTTTATGGGCGGGTTGTTGAACCTTCCCGGTGTCGGGCGCGCAACCCGCTGGGCCTATGAAGATGCCGACCGGCAGATGCAAGGGCTTCTTGCGGACGCTTTGTTAGACCCCAAGACCGGCGCCAAGCTCATGAGTAAATCAGCGCGCGGCCTTCTCGCTGATGACCCGATAGCGCGCCAGCTTCTTGAGCAAACGGTCCTTCGCGCCGGGCTCCTTGGGGCCCCAGCGGCGTACGGCGTGACAAATTAGCGCCTCAAGTCTGAGCGTTAGGGAGCCTATCCCGAGCCAAAACAGCGGGCCAATCACGCCCAGCACAAGAACCGTACCTAGCCAACGTTCCATCACCCAAGGTTAACCCGCTTCGGATCACCCCGGGCGGGTTTTTTCACATCATGACCAAACTACTCCCCGCCCTCGCCCTGCTTTTGGCTCTCTCTGGTTGCGGGGGCGGATAGTCGTCACCTCTAGCTGAGGCGCAAGCAGCCCCTGCCGTTGACGCCTGCCCGACTGCTGACGCCACAGCCCAGCTCCAGGCCATGATCGAATCGGCTGCGGGCTCGCTTGAGCTTCCGGCCTGCACGTTCGATGTCTCCGGCACGCTGGTTATCTCCAAGCCGATCACCTTGATCGGTTCGGGCACTCGCGCCACGGTCATTCGGTCGAGTGCGCCCATCGGCGTCCTGGTGCAGCCTGCCGCTGCGATCTCTCAGGGCTGGTGGGTTGACATCAGCCGATTGCGCATCGAGCCCAAGACGGTGGGGCAAGGTCAGTCTGCCCTGGTGCTCCGATCCACCGCAAGCACGTTCATCTCGCAGGCGTCGCTTGACCGGATTTACCTTGGGGACTTCGGCGGACAGGGCCTAGTGCTGGACAACAGCGCGGCGAACCCTAACGGCATCTTCTCGGTCAAGGTCTTGCACTCGTGGATTTCCAACGGCGTCAAGGGCATCAAGATTGGCGACAACATCGCCTTCACTGGCAACACTCTGACCGATGGTCTCTCCAAGCGAGCGAACAAGGCCGGCGCTCTGCCCGGCTTTGACCTCACGATGGTTCCCGGCGCTCGCGGCCCGTTCCTGTTCTTCAACTCGATCAGCACCAGCGGCGGCGGCATCGTTGCCGATGGAACGAATGGGCTCAAGGCCATCGGCAATTTCTTCGAGTATCAGGGCTTCTACGGCGTGCCGTTCGAGACCCAGGTGGCCGGGCTGGTCCAGATCAGCAACAGCCATTCAGTCTCATTTCGGGACAACGTATTCAACCCGCAGAACTCTGGCGCTCGGTTCTCGCTGGCCTTGAACAACGTCAGTTTGTCGGTGCTCGACAGCAACGAATTCAGCGGGCCGGGTGCGGAGGGTGACATCGCTTTCATCGGCACATCGGCTCGCAACAAGCTCACTGGGTTGAACGTCTTCCAGGGCGACACGAACGGAAAGATCCTCAACGCCGCAACCGGCTTGGCCCCCTGAAGGCGAGACCATGAAGCACGAAGCCATTGAAGCCTCGATTGCCGCCAGCGGCGCAAAAGCAACTTACGGCGGGGCCAGTGTGGGCCTGTTGGGATGGCTCATGCAAAGCAATCTTTTGTCACTCATCGGGGCTGGTGTCGCAATCGCTGGCTTCGCCGTGAATTGGTACTACCGGTGGCGGCAAGACAAGCGCGAGGAAGAGGCCCACCGCGCCCGAATGGCGCAAATGTCCACCTTCGGAGCCGAGAAATGATGCTCTCCCCGCACTTCAGCTTGGAAGAGCTAACAGCCACACAGCACCGCGAGATTGACAACGCCCCGCCCCCCGAAGTCGTCCAGCAGCTCAAGCGCACGGCTCAAGGCCTTGAGGAAATCCGCCTGCTGCTCGGCGTCCCGGTGATTGTCTCCAGCGGCTACCGCTGCCCCGCCTTGAACAAAGCAGTAGGCGGGCAGCCAAACAGCCAGCACATGACAGGCCAAGCGGCGGACTTCATTGCCCCCGCGTTCGGCTCGCCGCGCACCGTGGCTAGCCGCATCGCCGACGCATCACTGGCGATTGACCAATGCATCGTCGAGTTTGACCGCTGGGTGCATGTGTCGTTCTCCGACTCACCCCGGCGTCAGTTTTTGATTATCGACAGCACGGGCACCCGGCCCATGTTCACCTAGGAGGCCCGCATGGCTATCGACCCTGTTTCCGCCGGCATTGAGGCGGTAGCCGGCCTAGCTAACAACGTCATCAACAGACTATTCCCGGACAAGACAGAGCAAGAGCGCCAGCAGCTCGCGGCAGCCTTGACCATCGTGCAGGGCCAGCTAGACGCCAACAAGGCAGAAGCCGCGAGCACAAGCGCGTTTACCTCTGGCTGGCGCCCTGGCATTGGCTGGGTGTGCGCCCTGGCTCTCTTCTTCCAGTACATCGCCCGCCCGCTGCTCCAGTGGTACGGGGTTGTCTCGGGTCATCAGTACCCGATCCTTCCCGGCATCGACGAAAACCTATGGCAGCTCATGCTAGGGATGCTGGGCCTTGGTGGCTTGCGCACCTACGAGAAGGTGCAAGGGGTCTCAAAATGAAGCGTTCTATTCTTTTCGGGGCGCTTGTCGTTTGCGCCTCTGCTTTCTCAGCCGATGTGAACCTCACGCCCGATGAAAAGAAGGTATGCGAAGAGGGCGGCGGCTGCATGATGATTACCGAAGCGGCTTTCAAACGCGCCATGACGGCAGCGTACAAAGCCGGGCAGAAAGAAGGGTTTGCGCACTGCAAGGGTGACGCATGACCACCATCGCGGCCAACGCCATGGCAGGCGAGATGGTGTCGGATTCAAAGTGCAGCTATGGCGACTTGTGGTTCCCAACTGAAAAAGTCTTTCGGGTTGGAGATGAACTTGTTGGCTGCGCTGGGGATGTAAAACATTGGCGGGACTTCTTGCGCTGGTATCAAGGCGGAAAAAAGGGGGCAAGGCCAAAGGGCGCTGAATACACGGCGCTCATTCTTCGCAAGGACGGGCTCTGGCAATTCGACTCTAACGGGCTGGAAATGCGGATAGAACGCGGCTTCCATGCCATTGGGTCCGGGGAAAAGGCGGCGATTGCCGTGATGCTCGCCGGGCACTCGACGCGGGAGGCGGTAGAGATTGCCTGCCAAGTGGACGCCGAGTCAGGTGGAGAGGTGCGAGCCTACAAGCTGGGGGCCCAATGAACTACGACGCACTCCGCGAGTTCGCGACCGTCCGCCAGCTTGAGGTGATCGAAGCGCTAGAAGCACACGGCAGCATTCGCAAAGCAGCCAAGGCCCTAGGCGTGACCAAAAACGCGATTGGCGACAGCCTCAAAAGCCTGCGCACCAAAGCCGCACGATCTGATGGCACGCTGCACCTATCGCAGCGAGTGCCCGATGGCTTTGCAATCAAGGGGGCCTCGACCTACTTCGGCCATGACGGCAAGGTCAAGGGCCAATGGCTCAAGACCACCGTTGACCACGAGCGCCAGGCCGAAATGATGCGGGCCACGGTCGAGGCGTTCATGGCTGAGCAGCCGCGCTTAGAGCCCCCCGCTGCGCCGTTGGATTGGCAGTCTGACGTGATCCCTTGGGTGCAGATCGGGGACGCCCACCTAGGCATGCTGGCCC